TAATTTTTCCGCTAAACCATAAATAGTATTCATATTAACACCGAATAGCGCTGATTGAGCAACCATTTTAGTTAATCCTTGTATACCATTTTCAAAATTATATAAATTTAGATTTTTTAAATTAGCAACAACCGCACCACTAACTTCAGCGGTGTTTACCCCAATACTTCTAGTGTAGTCGGTAACTTTCTGCATCTCTTTAGGTATAGCACTTAAAGAGAAACCGGCATCCTTAAAATTCTTAACTAATGTGGCGGATGGGACATTAGTGGCTTCCATCGCAACCGCAATCCCTTCTATTTCTTTAGCATTTCCAATTAAACTTCTATTTGTCGCTTCGGATATATTACCTACAATTTCAGCACTCCTCTTTAAAGCCTCCTCATATGAATATATTCCTTCCGAAAATTTTAATATTTGGGTTGCCGATTGAGTGATTGAGGTCTCCATCTCAATGGTTCTCTCTCTACCCATTCCTGTGTTCTTAACGAACTCGGCGGATAACTCATCTAATTTTGACCAAGTAGCGGTAAAATTGGTGGCCTCATCATATGCTTTCTTAATTTCATCCGTAACACTTCCCCAAACCTTTTTAACGTCTGATGCTACTGTTGATGCCGTATTTGTTTGTAACATATATTATTATTTAATCATAAATAGATAGATTATTCATTTTTTGGAGTGTTCTCCTCTATCAATTTATCAATAAAGTATCTCCTAATATATGTCGGTAGTATTAGATAATCTCTGTAAGAAAGATGTAAGTGTTTTGATAAGTGATAAAACTCATCAATCAGTGATTTAGCGTAATCAGAAGAACGGACGAAAAAACTCCACCCCGAACGCAATGTTGACCATTACTTTTTCTCCTGACGGGGCGGTTACTTCTCTAGTTAAGTCCAATCCTGGCTCATTTTCATTCATAAAAGTTCTAATGTGTTTTGAGTCCATTATCGGCATACTCTCAATAAACTTAGCAATCATACCTTTATCTTCATTACCATCAATAGAAACAATTTGTTTCATCAATCTCCAAGTAACCGTAGGTGCGACTCTACCAGATGGATAATCATTCGCCATTTTTTCCAATTCTAATGATTCACCCATTGATATTGGTTTTAATTTAATGGTATTACCACTTCTAGGTAATTTTGTTTGTAAAGTCCCGTCCTCATCCGGTTGGACTTTACATTTTTTAATGTTTAATTCATCCAAGACAATTGTAACATCAAATTTCTTTCCTGTTTGAGGGTCGGTTAATGCGACGTTATATTCAGGGCCAAATGAAGTATTTCTTAAGAAAATTAATATAGCCTCAACATCACTATTCAATAATTCTTCCGGTCTTAAATCGGGCTCATATATTTTATTACGTAATAAAGAGATAACAATGCCATCTTTTCCTGAAGAGTTGGCGGCACCAATTAAAATATTTTCATCGGATGCGGTTAAATAACCAACCTTAACTGATTTCTTTTTTGATTTATAGAAAATACCACCAGTTGGTAGTTGTACCACATCATGTGGTAAAGAAAAATCCATTTGTCCGTATGTCGCACTTTGATCCATAATAATTATTTTTTACATAATAATAGTTAGTATGTCTTTTAAGTGAACATTAAATAACGATAACGAATATAAAATAAAATCCACACACCATCATATTATGATGAATGTATGGATTTATAATTTTTAATACTATATTTTAGTAAACTAAGATACAACGATCCATACGAATCACTGCGGTAATTGACGCTAAGGCGTCAGCGTTATATGCTAATGTATCAAAGTTAACATCGGTTAACCAAGAACCTTCTAAAATCCATTTTTCAACAACAACCCCTGTTGGGTCTAGCATTTCAAGATCTATATTTTTCTTGTATCCTGCAGCATAACCCATACGACCTGTAACTGATTCAGCACATAGACGAACCCATTCCATTAACGCTTGTGATGCTGAAGGTCCGATTGGGTCTCTGAACTTAACATTAATTGTCCCCCAAGTAAATCTACCGGCAACATAAGTTGAGGTATTTAAAAAAGGGATTTCTGTCGGTGTGATTGTGATATGTGGTCTAGCCGCGGTTTCAACAAACCATTCATTAATACCCAAGGTTGATGGGAATCTTACAATAAACCTGTTTTGTCTTTTAGGTTCATACGGTATGGGCATTTTCATTAATAAATCAGCCATGTTTTCTTAATTTTTTTCTTTGTTTATTTTAGTTATCTATAAATATTACTAATAGTAATTTTTTTATGTGTTTTAGTATTTCTTTTTTATTCCTCCAGCTGTGGAGTAAGTTGTTATTATATTTTCAGGATCTTTTTCAAAATGTTGTTTCATTGTTTCAACATTTCTAATATCATCATCTGAAAATCCTATTGTTGGTTCAGGTAAGAAATTATTACTTATATCATTTTTAAAGAACGCTTTTTTACCAATCTCTCTTGATTTTTCTTTAATGAAAGAAACAAATTCCTCCATCGCCTTAATTTTACCTTCTTCAGGGCTTGTTGCAGAACCTTCACCATAACTCACAGGATAAAACTTACATAAATCAAGATATTCTTTTATCATATCTATTTTTGATGTATCTTCGTCCATACCTGCCAAGTCACGATACTTTTCTAAGTTTCTAACTAACTCATCAGATGAAATCCCGTTATGGTCTGATATAATCAGGTTGTAACAAGCTTCTTTAAGAACTGATGGTGTATGTCCTCTAGCTGTGACAATTGCGAAGATTGATCCATTATTAATCGCCTCAACAAAATCAGACCAAGCTGGTCCTGGTTTGGCTAACATAGCGTCAATAATAAATTGTTTATCTCCTTTTACATTAAAGTTTTGGAATGGTTCTTCTCCGTAACCAACAATTTCCTCTCCCTTATATTTGAAGTCTTCCTTACCTATAATTGAACGATAGTGAGCGAAATCCTCAGTACTCATACCCACATTATCACCCTCCTTATTTTTAAGGATAATTTTTGTTGGCATTGACGCTATGTTATCGTCCCAATCAAAAGCGTAATACTTCATATCAGGAGATCCGGTCTCTGTAATACCTTCCATCACAGAGACCGTTCTTCTATTTGTTAAATTAATCATCATTTAATCAATTTGTCAATTAATCTTTCCAATTGTTTCTCAGTCAAAATTATTGACCTTGATTTATTTTTGGATTCTTTGACGCTTTTTACTTTTTTATTATTTTCCATAAATATTAGATGTTTTCAAATGATGCTCCAGTTGGAGTAATGTAGAATGTAATGTCAATGAATTCCAACGCTCTTGTTGGTTTAACATAAATTGAACCTACTAATCTATTATTATCCAAATCTTCAGGTGAGCTTGATACAGTTACTCTGAAATCATATAAACCTCTATCTCTTCTTATTGAATCCAAGATTGGATTAACAGAGTCCAAGAATTGTTGTCTTACAATATCATCGTTTTGTTCAAACAACAATCTAACAGAAACCGCAGATATCAATTTACGTGCTTGTAATAACAATCTTCTAACATTGATTCTATCAAGAGCTGATTGTTTAACTTGTAGAGTTTTGTTACCCCAAATTACAGTACCAACATCAGAGAAAGTTGCAATTGGGTTAATTCTACCTTCATACAATACGTCTCTATCTTCTTGTGATAGTTTCTTTCTTGCCTTAACAGCATTTACAATACCTCTTGTGTAACCCGCAGTTGCGAACCAAGGGAAAGCGATATTATCAGTCAATGCTAAGTTTCTTGTAACCTCAGCAGTTGGTGGAATGTATATTTGTGTGTTATTAACCGTATCTCTTGTTAATACCCAAGGGTAGTAAGTAGCCGTGTAGTTAGAATCAATACCTGAATTATATAGGTTATCAACCGCTTCTTGTGGTAGAATTTGATCTTGTTCAATACCGGTTGTTGATGTGTATAAATCATAGTCAGGTGTTGTTACGATATAAATCGAATCTGCCCTGTCTAACTCAACCATTGTGATTGCGTTTTCAGTTAAGTTTGAATTATTAACATAATCAATACCAGGAGTAACGAAGACATTTATATTTACCGCTTCAGGATTTGCGAAAGTTCTTATACCCAATAGGTAAGCGTAGTAGTCGGTATTCGCCCAATCAACCGAGTTTTGTTCCACGGTGATGTTTCTAAATAATCCACTACCTGTCGCAGTTGGGTATCTATCTGAAGCACAAGCTCCTTTCTTATAACCGGACGCTCCTAATACGAATCTATCTTCATTTGTTCTTGATTCTCTGTATATATCCCAACCATCAAAACCACCATAAGGTAATACTGTGAATTTTCTCGCAAAAATTCTAAAGTAAGGATTCGTTTGATCTTCAGGGTCAGATTGGAATGTAGCATCACCAACTTCAAACGCTGATGTTCCACTTGTCATATAAGTATTAGATATAGTAACCGCGCTTGCTCCTTTATCCATATGGAAACCTTTTGTTTGGTAATTCCAATTGTCAAAATCATTAGTAGTACAGAAACTCAATGGAATTTGTTTACCTTTGTATTCTAAGAAATCAGAATCAATGCCAATCTTATCAGAGAAACCTAAATAAGTTCTTCTAACATTATCTCCTGAAGATGTTGTTGAGTTATCCGCTCCTGTTGTAGTTCCAAAAGGGGGATTATAAACAACTTCACCTGGGAAGTTATACTTAGTTTTGTAGATTGCGAATGGTGGAATCGCCCCACTATATTCTCTCATTACATAACCCTGAAATCCGCAAGGAAGTGCGTCAACCGGTGCGGTTTCATTAACTTCAACCATAAGGTATTTTGAAAGTAATGCATATTCACCATTTGATGAACCTATTTTCTTAGCAACATAGTTATTAAGATTTGGATCCATTGAGCAGTTTGTGTATTTTTCAATAACAACAGGATTTGAATCCGTATCATAGAAATCTCTAACTAATACGTCAAATGTTCCGTTCGCGAATGACATATTCGCCAATGAAATTTTTACTTCTGTGTTCGCTGCGTTACCGTCAGAAATTAATATGAATTTAAATAACTCATATATAGAGTTACCACGTAATTCAGATACAACCCAAGGTGTTGATGGTGTTTGATATCTCTCTAAGTAATTACCAATTGATGTAACATCCAAACTTCTTGCGTCGTCCAATGCAATTAAATCACAACTTAATCCTCTAATATATCCTTTATTATATGCCCATCTTAACATTGATGAATATCTCTCCTCAACAAAGATTGGGAAGTCAGTTCTTGATTTATCGAAGTTTCCAATACCAAATACTTTTGTAATGTAGTTTGAATTTGATTCATCCATTGATGTTTCAAATTGGAAAGTTTGACTATTTTTGGTAATACCTGAAAGTTTGAATGTTGAGAATGGATTCTTAGTAACCGCAGAATACGATCCTGTGCAAATCATATCTAAATCAGTTGTTCCTGATACTTGATAAACAGGACCATTATCTGAACTATAAGTCGCAATACCTCTTGATCTTAATGTGGATATAACAACATTGTCGTACTCGGTAAATGATGTTCCTGAAAATCCTTGTATGAACGCTTGATAATATCCCACATAATAAGTATTTTGATTAGAAAACGTACCACCGCCAGGTGTTTGGTTAATATAAAAAGAAAATCCGTAGTAATTACCATTTGTATTAGTAAAATTTGAATAATACCAAGGGTCATTTGTTGGGTTAGTCAAAGTGTTTGCTGAAAGTGGAATTCCTGAAACACCGAACACGTTTGTACTTGCGGTAAGACCACTTGATAAATTTGTCGCATAATCACTATCTTGTATTGATCCGAAATAATATATGTGTGGTTGGTCTTCATAAGCCGGAACGCCTCCATCTATCGCGGTTTGAACTAATTCCTGTAAAAAACTTACAATATCTTCTCTGAAAGTTGATACACTACCGTCAAATTTTTGATATGGAAAATCTAAATTATTATCAATCTCCGCTATACCCGTAGGATCAAAAACGTAATCAAATTGAGTAGCCGAACTAAATAAAGTAGTGTCTCCAATCGCACTAAAATTTATTGATGGATTATTTGGCGCCGGAGTTGTTGTTCCTGTAGCCGCAATTGTTGATGAATCAACATTCGCAATTGTTTTTATTGACCAAGATGGTCCCGCATCATAACCAGATAATCCTAATATCCTTGATACGAATAATTGGTTAGATTGTTGTAAATATGATTTAGCAA